GGCCCTGACTGATCCCGGATGAAATGATGATCGGCTCGAAGTTGAGCGGATAACTTCTGACGAACTCGCCTGTTTCAGTGCCAGCAATGCCGCTGAGTAGAGGGATCGCTGTCATTCATCTTCGCCCGTTTCGCACGTTTCGACGGGCCAGAATCCCTGATGGCGAACTCCAGTGCTGCGGAAGCGGTTGGCCGGAACCATTGTGGGCGGGGCGGTGACGTAGTTGGCAAGAAGGTCGGACATTGCACCCGCCGCAACCGCAATCGCTTCTGGCTTGAGCGCTACGCCCAATGACGGGGCGAGCCTGACCGCCAGCAACGATGTGACCGGCTCAACCGCGTCGTCCGGGATGCCGCTGGGTTCTTCGAGCAGGCCATAGCCGTAAGTCGGAAAGACGAAGCCGAGATCGGCACCCTTCTTGGCCAGGAGGGACATGAGCGCGTTGAGCTTGCGGAGGCCGGTGGTCAGCTCTTCGGCGGTGCGCTCATACTCAAAACCGGAAAGACCGCACAGTTCGTATGCGCCCTCGACAATGGTGCTCTTGGGAACTCCGGTGGCGTCGAGGGTGATTACGGCCATGAAAATCTTGTGCCGTTCACGTCGCTAGAGCGCGATTGAACAGTTACGCGGTGACGGCTTTGACGACCACGAAGTTGAACACCGGCGATTCAGTGGCCGTTCCGCTCACTGCTGAGACCGAGACGTTGAAGCTCCCGGAAGCGACGGCGGTGACGATGACGTTGTAGAGGTTCGCGCCCGACTTCTGGGAAATCTCGATGGTGTCGGTTGCGGCAACGACCGAATTGGTAACGGTGAACGTGGCCCACGTCGTCGAGCCTGCTGCCGAAACCAGCGTGATCGCTCCGCTCGGTTTGTTGAGCGTAACGCCCGTGGTTCGCGAGGTCGCCTGAGTGACGGCTCCTCCTGCGCCGGTCTGGTAACCGATAGGCGCGGAGCCGCTCAGCGTCATTAAGGCAGCGCCGTGCAAGGCCATTAAAGTCCTACGCCGGGGGTGAAGTATACGTTTCCGGTCGCTCCGGCAGCAATTGCGGCTGCGTAAAGCGGGGTCGCTGGACATTGCACCGTCAATACTTCGACGACGCCTGCCCCAATCGGAATGCTGGTCGTAAGAGATGCCGTGATCGTGCTGTCACCGAACTCGATCCAGGCCGTTGCCGTGCCGTTGTTGACGACACGAACCTGCATGACGTTGCCCGGTGCGTTGGTGATCTGAACGTTAGCCGTTGAAGCGCCAACCACGATATTCTTGGTCGAGGCCGGAAGGGGCTGAAAGGGGCGCATCATTTCGCTTTCACCTTCTTCTCGATCACTTCGACCTTGGCAGCGAGCATGGTCTCGATTGAACGCCACCCGTCCGAAATTGCCTTGGCTTCCTCCTCCGCGTTGGCGATGATCCTGGTGGCGAGCTGACGCCCTTCCCACACAAGTTCCTTGCCTTCGCGGTAGAGCATCTTCGGGTATTCGAGCACCTAGAAACTCCCGCTATCGTCGGAACCGTGCGGACACGGCTCGGAAGAAAGCGGGAGAGGCGGCCAAGGGGAGAAAGCCGCCCCTCCCTAACTCATTAGGTCTGATTGAACAACATCAGCCCGCTCATTTCTGGCTGTTTATTAATCAGGCCGTAGAACACGTCCCAGCGATACTTGGTGCTGAGGTCGTTGATCGCGCCCTGACGGGTCATCACCACCTGCACGCCCTGGTCCGTGGTGCTCGACATGACAGCCATGCCGGAGTCCTCAGCCGGAGCGTAGCGGCCCGGAACGATCTCCATGCACTCGCCCTGCCAGAACGGATTGACCGGGGCAGTGACGGTGTTGAGCCACGTGATCGCAGCGCCCGAAGCCGGGGTCGCGGTGCAGTTGCGATACTGAAGCTCAGGATCGGTCGGAGACGAGTCCGCCGCAATGATCGGCGGGCTGATCTGGATGTTGCCCGTGCCACCCGCACCCGAAATGATGGCATTGACGCGGAACGTCTTGAGGACGCCCGTGTCGGCCTTCGTGATGTGATGGACTTCGTTGACACCCGCAATCGTGAAGCAGTCGCCGACCTTGATCGTGCCCGAAGTCACGGTCACGGCGAGCGTCTGGTAGCGGTTGTCAACGTTGTGCTTGCCGCCGTTGGCGTCCGTGGTGGTCGCCGAGGGCACATAGCGCTGGTTCGCGCCGTTGACGGTCACCGTGGTGCCCGCAGCCGCCGCGAGGCGGTAGGCATAGTCGAGCTTGTAGGTGTCGAACGAAGCGACCGGGCCGACACTGGCCTTCTCGTAAGCCGACAGCGACTTGCTGTTGTCGAGGACGCGCGAGGCGAGGTTCGACGCCATCGCGTTGTAGTCCGGGCTGGAAAGAACCAGCTTGCGGTCGAACATGTCCACGCCGTTGCGATTGAAGGCGTTGTCGCACTGGGCAACGTCGTCAAAGCCGGTGGCGGCGACGGTGCGCTTCACCACAATGCTGCCGGTGAGCGCCGCGAGGTTCGAGCAATCGACGTTGATGTCCGAAGCAAGGCGCTGCATGGCCGCTTGGCCGAGGCGCTGGCTCTGGAGCTGGTCGCGAAGCTCGGTTGCCGAAAGCGTCAGCGGGACCGAGTGGCTGTATCCGATGTTGGTCGGGACCGAGAGCTGCGTGTAGTTACGCGCGAAGTTGCTCGACTGGTCGATGCCGTTCGCGAACGACTGCGCAATGTAGGGCATCGGACGCCAAATGGTGTTGCCGGTGCGCTCTGCGGTTACGTCGTCGAGGCGATAGGTGTTGAAGAGCTTGGAGACAACGAGGCCGTCGTTGAACTTCTCGAACACCTGGTCGAAAGCAACGATTTCCTCTTTCGAGAACGAGTTTGCCACGAGGAGAATCCTTCTGAGTGGAGAGCCAAAAACAGGTTTCTCGGGTCACACCCGGTCGGCACCGCTCTTGGTCTCTCCCGTCTCAGCCGGAGGTCGCTGTGGTTGCGGTCAGTCTTGAAGTTACCCGCCCCCGAAGAGGCGGGCGATTGAACAGTTACGCAGGCGGTTGGTTGGGATCGGCAGCCGGGGCAGGCTGAAGCGAAGCCGACAGGGCGTCGATGTCAGCGGCGGTTGCGATGTCCGCGTCGGTGACTTCCTGCTGAAGCTGGGCGATCTCGGCTTCGTCCGCCTGAAGCTTGGCGGCGATAACTGCCTTGAGGTTGGCGAGTGCTGCGTCGGTCTTTTCGAGGGCCATGATTAACTCCATTCGGGGGGTGATCGTAATTCGTCCGGTGAGGACCAGGACAGCGTGGCGAAGGCGCCTCACTTGAGGCCGTGTTCGCGCTTGAATTTCTGGATGTGCGAACGGTCGCCACCCTTCCATTCGGCCTCCATCTTGGCGAGCTGCTTCTCGGCTGCTCCAACGGTGACAGAGGGCCTGCCAGATCCGCGCTCCGGCGTGTCGGGAGCGATCGGAGCCTTGCGCTTGACCATCTTTAGGCTTCCTTCGAGCTTGGCGACTTCCTTGATGAAGCGCGGGGCGTCGGTGATCCCGGCGAGGCTGGCGAGACGTTCGGGGTTCTTCGCCAGCGCGTAGATGAGCTTGGCCGTGTTGCCTTCGTCCGCCGTCGCCACGAGCATCGACTGCTGGAACTCGCTCAGCGTGTCGCGGACGGTCTCGAACGCATCCTCCACGTCGGGTCGGGCGAGTTCGAGCTTCTCCTTCTCGATCCGCTTGCGGGTGGCTTCGACCTGGGCCTGCTGCTCCTCGGTCGATTGACCCTTGCGGGCTTCGGCGCGGGCGTTCTTCTTCGCCCATTCGAGCGTCGCTTCGCGGTGCTTGTCCTCGTCATAGTCGAAGTCGGAGAGCGTCGGCGCTGGGCCGGGGTCCTCGTCCTTCTCCTTTGGCTTGCGAGCTTCGGCGGCCTCCTTGCGGGCGCGCTTCAGTTCGTCGCGAAGGTGGCGGATGACGGCGTTGTCGGTTTCCGCAACTTCCTCGGCAGTGTCGCCGAAGGTCAGGATTTCCTCTTCTTCTTCGGCGGTTTCGGCTTCGGGAGCTTCTAGCTCAACCTCTTCCGTGAGGATCAGTTCTTCATTCTCTGGGGCTTCGTCAG